TCGAGCCATAAGTGGGCCAGCTTCCAACCCCTCTTCGGGGGCCGAGGTATGGGTCAGCCCGACCATATCAGGGAATATTTTGATTCATTTTATAGAATCTATGATGGTATCTATCAGTGGCATAACGAATTAATGGAAGGTACGCTGAGAGATGGTATAGTTCAGACGCCGTCAGGTAGACAGTATTACTGGCCTGATGTGCAACGTACTAAAAGTAATCGTGTTACCAAAGCAACTCAAATTTTGAATTATCCGGTGCAAGGATTCAGCGCCGATTTAGTGCAGCTTGCATGTATCCGCGCGCTCAGAATGTTTAAGGAAGAAAAGCTTAAATCTAAGTTGATCATAACTGTCCATGACAGTCTGACAGTAGACTGCTTTGCTCCCGAATTAGAGAGGGTAAAACATATACTTACGGAATCTATGACTAATGTAGGGGAAGAGGCCGAAAAGAGATTTGGGTACCGTGTATCTGTCCCCTTTGATATAGAGATTTCCGGGGGTAAAAATTGGCTGGAACAAGTTGAATATGGTTGACCGGACACAGAACAAAGTGTTAAGGTGGACACCTATATAAAAAGGATTAATCCACCAATGAATAAAAGTACCCCAGAAACCGAAATAGCCGAATTAGAAACCCAATCTGATACTTCCGAAACCGTTACCCTAGACCAGGTTCGTTATGAATTTGGCGCCACCGCAGGGGCCCAAAAAAAACCTAAATCATTCGCCGTTGCGGAATTAAAAATTAACAATGTTGCCGATAAAGGTATTTACGGAGCTTTTTGTTTAACTCACGATTTTACTAATGATAAAGGCGAGGAAATCATTGGGGAAAGAGTTTATGCCACTGGAACGGTAAAATTACGCTGTTTAAGTAGCCATATCCAATTCTTTCACTGGGGAGAGGCGGGTACGCTTATAAGTAAATCTATGTTAGCTACCACATCCGAGTTTAATAGGATGAAGGAAAAGTTAAGGGATACAGCCGGCGGGTATAATTGTGGGACCCCCTCCTATGAAGAATCCATAAAAATGACCTCTTCCGAAAGAGAGCTTCATCAAAACAAAAACAAATATCGAATAGCCTATGGCTTAGTTAGCTTTTCCGGGCGCACTCATGCAGGGGATGAACTGACTTTAGAGAACGTGCCCTGCGTCTTACGACATAAGCGTAAGAGCTACGGTAAGATGTGGCATCAGTTTATTAAAGAGTTACCCCAGGGTACGGATGTCTGGGACTATGAATGCTCCATGGTAGCGGAAAAGCAAACTACGCCTAAAGGTGCCAGTTATTTTGTAATGGGTTTTAACCCAGATTTTAAAAATAGATTAATCCCTGATAGCGCGGTGGAAAACAGTATTATCCATGTGCATGGTCTAATAAAAGGAGAAAATGATCGGGTCGATAAATCGTGGACTGAGTCCACCTTTGCTAACATAGAAAATGAATCTGACGCAGCCGGTATGGAGAAGTTAGAATCACTAGAGTTCTCTGACTCATAATGGGTATTCTTTTTGAAGAGAGTAGTGAGAAATATCATTCAAAAGATGGTATTTCTTCCACCGCAGTGAAAACTGTTTACAAATCAACCGTAGCCCACTGGAAGGGGCAAAAAAGGAAGAACTCCGCTGCATTTAATATGGGAAGCGCAGTGCATGCCAATCTTCTTCAACCTGCCGACAACTTAGTGGTTAAAGGCCCGAAGACTAAAAAGTCTAAGGCTTTTGTTGAAATGGAAGAAGGGCTGGGGCCCGATCAAATTCTGCTAACGGAAGTAGAGTTCAATGTAGCAAATTGTATCACAAAAGGGGTTATGGATAACCCTGCGGCGGCGAAGATACTTGAGCATCCAGATAGGATGAACGAGGCCTCTATATATGCCAAATGCCCGCGTACCGGGTTGATGATAAAATGCAAACCCGATACATTTTCAGAGGGCATAATATGGGATGTCAAGACTACCCAGACGGCTAGCCCTCGGGGCTTTGCGCGCGAGGTACAAGCCTGGAATTACGATTTACAAGGCAGTTTTTATCTATATGTTTGTTCCTTGCTACCTGAAATTGAGGCCAAACAATTTGGCTTTATTGCCGTAGAAAAATCCGCACCTTATGTATCTCATCTCCATATAATTGGCCCAGAGCTTATGGCTAGTGCAACTGAGCGTATGTACAGAACATTGGATATAATAGCAGCCGCAGAACATAACAATGACTTCGGAACTGGGTGGGGAGAATGTTCCACACTGGAACTCCCTAAATGGCTATAAAAACTCAATCTGCAAAGCAGAAAGGGCGCCTTTTGCAGCAATGGACGCGGGATATGATATTATCCACATTTCCCGCTCTAGAGCCCGCAGATTGCACTTCAACTTCTATGGGGGCGGGCGGAGAAGATGTTTTAATGAGCCCTCTTGCCAGACGCAGCTTTAACTATTCCGTTGAGTGTAAAAGTAATGCCAAAAATTCAGTTTATAAGATCATGGCCCAGGCGCAGTCTAACTGCCCTGCGGGCTCTACTCCCTTAGCCATAGTGAAGGCGGATAGACAAAAGCCCTTAGCCATAGTTGATGCAGAGCATTTTTTTAAATTAACCAAGCAAAGGTAGACTCACTATGAGTGAAGATGAACTAATGGGTACTTTGGTACTAAAAATAAGTGTATCTAAAAATAGAAAGATTACAGGAATATACGTTGAAAACACCCTTGAAACTGATGATGAGAAAGTAATCACTCACTGGGACGATGCAGTAACAGGCCTGTCTACAAATCTACTACATACACATTTAAAGTTTGAGGCACTTGCCGGTAGCTTCATCCGGTTTGCCACCGACTCAGTAGAGGAGGATGAATCCCTTATCTCATTTGAGCCAGATTCTTCTTTAGAGAACCCAGCCAGCGATTTTGAAGTTATTAACTTTCCTAAAAAACCTAAGAAGGAGATGCACTGATGGAGCATCCGTTAGGGGAACCTTTAGTTCGTCCATTTGATTACTCTGAGAAAAGGGCTTCCCTGGACCGAGATATGGTCAACTCACCCCCACACTATAATCAATCAATAGAATGCATTGATGCAATGGCGGCAATGGCGGATGGCTGCGAGATACCTTCCCACCAAGCCTACTGTTGGCAAAACATATTCAAATATCTCTGGCGCTGGCCTTATAAAAATGGGGTCGAAGATCTGAAAAAATGCCGTTGGTACCTCGACCGCCTAATAACCGAATTGGAGCCTAAGTAGATGAAAACTAATAACACAGATTTATCTATAAAACCGTGTCCGCCCACACCGCTTCAGATGGTCACTGACTTCGCCAAGTCAATGGACCAGCCACTCAATCAAAGGTGGTTATTTTCACATAACCTTGAGCGGCTGCGGTGGCGGCTGATTTCGGAAGAATACGGGGAGGCTTTTGATGAGAGCGAGCATGGTAACAGTGCCGAAAACATGCTGAAAGAACTGGCTGACTTAATCATAGTAACCTTCGGGTATGCTGTAACTTACGGATGGGATTTAGACAAGGCTGTTCGCCGAGTTCATCAAAGTAACATGAGCAAACTCGGTGTTGATGGCAAACCTCTAAAAGACCCTCATGGCAAAGTCCTGAAGGGTCCAAATTACATAAAACCTGACCTTAAAGACCTAGTGGAGACTAAAATTAATGAGCTTTAAATCCAATCTAAACCCAGCCTTTCGGTCAAAGTTTTCGGAAGATATTTTTAATCATAAATATCGCCATGAAGGGGCCGAGACTTGGGATGCACTTTCTAAAACATTAGTTGATGATGTGTGTGGTGATACCCTAACACAAGAAGAGGTAGATCAGCTAACTACCTATATCAGAGAGATGAAATTTATCCCAGGTGGTCGATATCTGTATTATGCAGGGCGTCCTAATAAGTTCTTTAATAATTGCTATTTATTATGTGCTGAAGAGGATAGCCGTGAAGATTGGGCAGAACTAAGTTGGAAAGCTGAAAACTGCCTAATGACGGGTGGCGGTATTGGCGTGGATTACTCAATATATCGGGCCTCTGGTTCACCAATTTCTAAGACGGGTGGTCAAGCTTCTGGACCTATACCTAAGATGGAAATGATAAATTCCATTGGATCAAAGGTTATGCAAGGTGGAAGTCGCAGATCAGCCATTTACGCCTCTTTAAATTGGCAGCATGGTGACATTCACGACTTCCTAAAAGCTAAGGATTGGGCTTCGATGCCCGTTGGTTCTACTGGCAAGACGCTGTGGGACATTAAACAGGAAGACTTTAACTTCCCAGCGCCGCTAGACATGACCAATATCTCGGTCAATTATGACACTGAATGGCTTCTTAATTATTACAAAACTGGCGAAGTTGGCGAAGTCTTTATGCAGAACGTGCGTCAGGCTATGCAATCGGCTGAACCGGGATTTAGCTTTAACTTCTTTGATAAGGAACATGAAACCCTCCGAAACGCTTGCACAGAAGTCACTGCTAACAATTCCAACGCACCGGACGGCGGGGACGATAGTGATGTCTGTAATTTAGGGTCAGTTAACATGGGCCGTATTACAGATATTACCGAGATGGCTGATGTTGTTGCTCTGGCTACCAAGTTTCTTATCTGTGGTACATTAAAGGCCAAACTGCCATATGAAAAAGTGTACGAAACCCGCGATAAAAACCGCCGCCTCGGTCTCGGTCTCATGGGAATGCATGAGTGGCTCATCCAACGCGGATCTAACTACACAGTAACACCGGAGCTTCATTCTTGGTTATCAGTTTATAGAGGTGTTTCTGACAAGGTCTCTCGCGAGACGGCGGATGAATTTGGCATCAGTCGGCCTGTAGCCAATAGAGCTATAGCTCCAACAGGATCGATAGGCATCCTAGCTGGGACAAGCACAGGCGTAGAGCCCATATTTGCCGTGGCCTACAAACGCCGCTACCTCAAAGGTAATAATCGCTGGGTATACCAGTACGTTGTGGATAGTGCTGCCCAGGAGCTAATCGATAGGTATGGGGCGCAACCGGACGGGGTAGAGAGTGCGCTTGATCTCGCAGAGGATTACGAACGCAGAATGAGCTTCCAAGCGGATGTTCAAGATTACGTTGATATGTCGATCTCGTCCACGATTAATCTACCATCCTGGGGCAGCAAACTAAATAATGAAGGGACGGTAGAAAAGTTTGCACAGACCCTTGCGAGATATGCTCCGAGACTGCGAGGCTTCACTTGCTACCCAGACGGCAGTCGTGGTGGTCAGCCTCTGACCTCAGTTTCGTATTCTGAAGCTGTTGAAAAACTGGGTGAGGAGTTCGATGAGCATGTTGAGACCCATGACATTTGCGACATCTCAGGAACAGGCGGTTCTTGTGGGGTTTAATTTACTTAACTTGCTGTTTTTTATAAAAAATGCCTTACAATCACTTGACCGTAAGACATAATTTTAGTACATATTGTATAGAAGATTAGTCACCTTCTTTAGTTGGAGTCCCTACCTTTCTTTTTTTTTGTTTGGGGGTTAGGTAGGGACTTTATTTATTTGACATAAAATTATTAAGACTATCTATGAAAGCCCCGCCCATTGAAGCGGGGCTTTTTACGTTATTGGACTTGAGAGGGGCTCGGATTATAGTAGCTATCTCTTTCAATAGTAAGTTGCATGGGGGCGTTAGTCTCCCCTAAATCTTGCATCTGCGCCTCTAGGGTAGGGATATAAGGTGTAACAAACCCTTCTTGGCTCAACGAGTTAAATAAAGATATTGATCTTACTGTAGTAGCTGAAGTAATTCTCATACCCACATCGGCTGCGGCAGCGGCTGCGGCCTGTTTCATCTGAGCCGCGTCCATATCCCCATATTTAATGTAAAATTCCCTTGCAGTATCCGCCGCTGTAGATTGGATGTTAGGATTGGCCTTTATAGCGGCTACCAGTTCTTTAGGGGTCTTAAACATTAACCTTAACTTATTTATGGCTTTAGCTTGAGGTCCACCGGAAATAAGATTCTTTACAAAACTAGATCCAATTGCAGCGGCTTGTAGTTGCGCGCCTCCACCAAAACCAAACTGTGCCCCAAAGTTGGCACCAGCTACCCGCGCGAGGTTATCAACAATACCGGGATTTTGACCCATTATTTGATCAAATTGATCTTTCCCAAGCTGATTGCGCTGAAGTTGAAGGCCTTTGCCCACTACATCCAGTATTGCTTCGGTATCGTCCGGTGATAGTACTTTTGTATCTAACAGAACATCTAAAATAGACGCATCAGGGGTTAAAGTATCTGATCCCTCAACAAATTTACGGCCACTCAATGGCGTACCTAATTCTCGGGCTAATTTTATAAAGTCTATCGCGGTCTCTGTTCCATCAGGGGTCTTCATAGACCCAGCGCGATCCAGTAACATATCCATAGTAGCTGATCTTAAATCTGCTAATGCAATAGGGTCTCCCTTAGCCCGAGTAACTAATGCGGTATATGCTTCTACCGGATTATTAGAATCTATGGCTTGACCAATACTTTTAGGAAGTCTCCCAGTAGCCCCTATGTCTCCATATTTGGCGGCTAGGCTTATAGCGTTTATGCTAGCTTCCTGTACCCTGGTAACTTGATTTATAAAATCAGGAAAATCATCCTCTATCCAGGGATTGGCTTTCTTAAATCTATTTACTTTGTCTATGTCTAGAAGCCCATCTTCAGACGTAAATGTACCTACCTTAGCCCGCAAGAAGTCTTCTTGTGCTTTAGTAATTTCATCCCCTAGAAGTATTTTAGGGAAAGGGCCTTGCATATCAGGAGAGGCGCCACTGGTACCGGGTATTGTACCGGCATCAAAATCGTCTACTATCTCGGCATCAGGTTCAGTGTTTCTGTTAGGCCTATTAAACAGGTTATCTAGCTTTTCGCCGTCAGATACCCCGTCAGGAAGTTCCTCGCGAGGGATTGGGTTGCCATCTGCATCCACTACATCGTCTGCAAATGTCTGAGGGGAGCTACGCCGACCATCTGGAGGAAAGACTACATTTCCAGGCGCGGTAGTAAATCCCTGGCCCTGAATAGGGTCTATAGGATAGGAAGTATTTTCAGGATACAGAAGGCCTTCATTAGTGGCTACATTAGGTTTAGGTGCAGGGGGAGGTGGCGCATCCTGTTCTGCTACCTGTTCTTGTGCTTCTTTGAGGCGTAGGTCGTTCATTTGGGCATCTGTAACTGGCCCGGCTACGCCATCCGCCATTTCTGCGGACTCTCGCATTGAGGTGAAGTTTCCTCCAGCTACATTGCCTTGCGGACCAAGAGCATCATCTAAGACATTTTCTGGGCGTATTGTGTACCCCCGCGAGTTATCCTTAGATATAGCTTTGGATGTGAAGCTTTCGCTTCTAGTAAATCTATTATTAAGAGCAACTGTGAAAAGCCTGGCTTCGTTTAGTACATCTCCTCTAGCAAAGTCTAAGTATTTTTCTTTTTTAAGTTCGTCTATGGCCGCACTAGCAATCTCATCCAGGGCAGAAGATGACCTAAAGCTATTATCAGAAGCAAATTTAGCAGAATACTCTAATAAATCTGTTCTAAGCGTAAGTAATCTTCCGCTAGTAGTGGTTTTTGACCCATTAGCTACTTCTTTTAGAAATAGGTCTATTACGGCATCTACCTGGGTACCTTGTCCTACGGAAGCCCCTTTAGAGAACCTTTCTTTTGCAGAACGCATGGCTTTAGCCACCTCGGCACTATCTACGGTAATGTTTCGATCAACGCGGCTCCACATTGACGTTTCCATAGAACGCATTCTATTTTTAGCTTCCAGTAATATCTCCTGGGCTCTAACAGAAGCTGCTTTTGTATCTGTTGTAACTAAGGATTCTATTTCAGCTTTTGCAAGGTTCTGGGCATCAGATATTTCTGCATTTATAGTTTGCTGATAATATCGCGACTTCATAGCTTGTGCCATATCAATATTGCCAGCCCTAGCCATGATTGCTGCCAATGAGGACATTTCATTTAAGGCTGCTTGAGTAGCTTTATTTATTTCTGCCGAAAACTCATTACTCTGGGAAGTCAAAGTATTCTGCATCTGGTCTAGAAATACATTCTCTGAGATAGAGCCCGCAGGTAAACCGGCTTGTGCAGGGGTCTGTGCAGCGGCCAGGCCTATTTCTATATCCTCAATTATCTTAGAGGGGGTGAATGACTCTGCCTGAAGCGTAAGTCTACCCGCCATTTCTACATCACCCGCTAGTTTCCTAGCATCTGCCTCTGCTAGTAGGGATGCCCTTTGGTTGGCCGCTACGGTTAAAAGTTCAGTGACCGCTAATCGTGTTTGTGCTGCATTACCAATGCCGGGTATATTGGTTAAAAGTTTATCTGTTCCTAGCGAAGCAGCTTTGGTTATCCTACTTATAATTGCATCTGTATTTGTAGCTATATTAGGTATTCTAGGGGTAGCTATAGACGCCCCAGACGCTGCCGCAACAAATTCAGCGCCCATTCTTATCCAGGGGTTCTGTATGTCAGCTTTCTCTAACCCGGTAACGGTGGCGGCCTGTGCAGCCGTGGCCGCTATTTCCTGTTTAACAAAAGTACCAGGGGCATCTGCAACTGCCTTCATTAACGGATTTGCAATCCCTACACCTAACCTCGCAGTTGCTAAGATGGGTATTGCCAGAGAAGCATTTTCTGTAACAACTTCGGTTGCGACAAAGGCAGGTCTAAATTCTTCGGGTACCTCATATTTACTATCTATATAAGGCTGTTCCATACCCAGCATGGAGTGTAGGCCGTTTAAAGTTCTCCGTATACCTCGACCACTGATTGCATTACCTTCAGGACTTGTTAAGACATAATCTTTAGGGTTGGTACTTAGGTAAAAATCTGGGTCATAATTAGGGGAAGAGGGGTCATCTACTCCCTCCGGTGCATTTAGACCGGCTAATGTGTTGGCCCCTTTTCTAAAGAGACCTTCTATACCTGAAAAAGCGGCATCTCCAAGATCCCCTGCCATACCCGCAATATTGGTCCAGCCAGTATTAACCCCGGCAGCAACCGCATCCATATTACTATCAATTTCTGTTTTTACAGCGGGGGAACCTTTTAAGAGAAAGTCTAGTATTTTTGTAGGGTTATTGCCTTCCTCCACTGCATTTTCAAGGTAAACAGGTTGGCCGTCTAATAGAAGTACCCCACCCGCCTGGGAAATAATTTTGGTGATTAGGTCTTCGTCACTAATTTGATTATTGTCGCGCTGGGCCTGAAGAGTAAATGTATCTATTTCACTAGAAGCCTGGCTTACCTCCGCCGAAAGTCTTTCTATTTCCGCATCTTGCTCTGGGGCAGTCATACTGGATATAGGGGTTTCGCCAATAACCGGTATACTTTCCATATCAACTTCTGGGAGAGCTTCTTCGGCAGCGGCTTCTACAACAGGCTCCTCTTTGGATAGGGCAATTTCTTTTTCTAGGCGGGCTATTTCGGCATCTAATTCCGCATCTGTCATGCCAGAACCGTCTGTTAATATCTCACTCATAGATCAATTCCCCCCTTCATTTTTCGCGGTATTTGCCTCGCGGGCGGCCCGTAAAGCCTTAAGTCTTTTAAGGAGTTTCGCTGCCTCTGAATCCTCGCTCCCCGGAGCTAAGAAAATACTATCGGTAATATCGGCCCCTCCAGGTGTTTTCCCTCCACCCATCTTAAGTATAGCAATGTCGTATATCTCAGCTAAATTTGTCAGAGAATTAATAGCCATTGTATTTTTACTTATATTTGCCGCATTAATTCTAGTAGAGCTTGCGTTAGCTGTAGCAGAACTTAGTGAGGTTTCTATGAAAGCCTTTACTGCGTTGAGTTCCCGAAGCACTTTCTCTGGGGTACCAGTAAATTTACCTGGGTCAGATAGTAAGGTGCTGAGTTGCCGTTTTAGTGAAACACTATCTCTAATGCCTGGCACAGCGGTTACCAATTGCAGAATAGTAACGGTTTTTAGTGCCTTAAAAGTAGATTGGGTCTCCTGGCTTGCGGGGTTAATGGTTAGCCCCAGAGGTTCAAAAATGGAGTTACCTATTTTAGAGGCAAAACCTTCTAGACCAAAACCTGACCGGATGTCTTCTAAGTTGTTTATTTGGCCGGCCAGACCGGATAAAGTCTCTGCCGCTTCCTGGGCCTCTTCCTCGGTAACCGTAATTGTTTTACCTGACCCGTCAACGGCCTGAAATGGTATATTTACACTTGTAATCACTTCGGGGGCTTCTACAGAGACCTGCTGTGATGGCGTCTGTTGCTGAGGTGGTGGTGTTAAGCTTACCCCACCCATTGTCCGCCAATCTATAACAGAAACATTACCAAATTGATCTGTGGATAGCTTAATCACCCCATTAACTATGTTCTTTGCCTGGATTCTACCGATACCCAGATCTATGAGATTTTGTATTTTATCATCTACGGGGAAGTTTCTTACTGTCTCTAGCGAGTCTTCAATAATTGGTTTGGAATTTTTCATCCAGTTGAAACCAACCAACCTAACTTCTGGGTTAGGGTTCGTCATCATTTCGCTATATTTAATAAGATCTTGGGTATAATTAGCTGTGGTATAAGTTTTAGATACCTCCGCTAAAGGGGCTATTGACGCTTTCCAATCCCGCTCCCAATTAGCTAATGCATCAATTTTCGCTGGACCTTTTATATTAGGGTCCAGGCCGGCTAAAAATTCTTTGGCAGCTAAATCATATAGATTGGCAGCTTTATTCGATAATGCCCCATTCTTAATACCAAGTTCTTCCTTTAAAAGTCTTTCCTTGGTAGCCTTAAATGATTTTAAATACTCGGAATTTTCGGGTAGATTAAGTAGTCTACTTGTATCTGGGTTCCTAATCAGCCAAAGCTCGGCTTCCAAAACAGTATTAATATTGCTAGGGAGTGTAATACTTTCTATTACTTTGTCTGCCGTCTCTTGAGTACTTCGCTGTTCTAAAGCGGCCTTAACCGTTTTTAATTCCTTGGACCCCTCGGGTAAAAGACCAGCGTCCACAATCATTGTTAAAGTATCAACGTCCAAGTTCTGTACTTTAGATATATTTTCCCAGAGATCTTTATCTCTAGATGCTTTTAAGGCTTCCTCCCACTGTACTTCAAACGCCGCCAGGTCCCCTGATCCAGGTGTCTTTATTACATTACCTGCCGGCCCACCGCCTTGTGAGGGAGTGTTGAACCCATTTTCGGTAAACCATGCTTGTAGGGCCTGGTCTTTAGGAGACCTAAGAAGTTGAGCTTCCTTTTCGTCTTCTTGTACTCTTAATGTAGCATTAGAGAGCATTCTGAGTGCCCTAGTTATAATCTCTGCACCTTCTTTAGTCTTAAATTCTGGCCTTTGGCTATTAACTTCTAACCAATCTTCAAAGAACTCTGGAGTCTGGCCTATGAAGGTATTTGAATCAAACTTTTCGACTTTTAGAGCTAGCTCAAATGGCTTGCGAGATTTTAGATGGTTTTCTATTGCTAGGTATTGTGATGTATCAGGTCCAATTACGCCTGATCCAATAAGGCCCTCTAAGACATTTACGTCCATTTTTTGCATTTCCAGCGGGTTGTTCCAATACTGTTCGTTTGCATCGGTAGCTTCTTTTTGTACTTTTATATTATCTACCAGTTCCTTCTTTGCAGGGTCTAAAGTATTATAGTATAGGCTAGAGTATTCGGTGAAGTCATCTAAGGACATACCCATAACTTCCGCTTCAGTTTTATCGCCTAATAGTATCGACCATTTATTAGAGTCGGCTACCCCCTGGATATTTGCCACATCTGCTTCGTCACCTCTTTGTTGAGCAGAAAAAATAAGTCCTCTGAAATTTGCCTCGGTTATATCTTTTATCTTAGTGAGAGAAGACTTTTTACCTAGAGTAAAAGATGGGTCAGCACCTCTATCGAGGGCGCTATCAAGGCCTAGATCTTTCATCTGTTTAGCTTCGGTGGCAGCAAAAGCGGCGGGGTCTGGCATTGGTATCTCGGTAGACTTTCGCTTCGCTGCTTTTCTGGCAAAGTCTTCAAGATATTGCTGAGAGTAATCGCCGTTTTCAACCCCTTTCTTATTCTTTTCAAAATTAACTATCGCAGTTGCTACTTCTTCCTGATCAAATGCCGCAACTTGATCCTGTCTGAGTTGCATTTCTGGGGGTAGAGTACCTTCGACTGTATTTATAGGAGTGACAGAACGGCCCTCATCGTATTTTACAAAGTCCTTAACGAAAGTAGAAAAGCCATCTACAGATGTAATACCTGTTGTGGCAGCTAGGTTTAACATCGTAGAATTATTTTCCTTAGTTACAGGAATGTCGTTTGTTATCATAGCAAGCGTTACCATGCTTTGGAGCTTTTTGTCGGCCTTGTCTTTCGCAGTCTGGGCAGCCGCAGCCGCTTTGGCTTCCGAAGCAGCCCTAGCACGATCCTCTTTGTCTTTCTGAATCCGCTCGATTTCTTGGCGCTCAATACCTCGCTGAAACGGCTCCATGAAAGCCTTGGCATAGTTACGTTTTTTCTTATAATCGCCTTTAGCTATACCTGCGCGGATATTAGACGCTTCGGTTCTCCAACTCATATCAAGCAAGCTCCTCTTCTTCTTCTTGCTGACCCAGCATGGCTTCTTGCTCATCTTCTGTCGCTATGGTCGGCTCGGAGGTAGGGGCCATAAGACCCACCATTTCTTCTTGGGCCATGTCGGTACCCATAGGCCCCGCATCTTCACGCATGGCTACTACGGACTCATCCTCTGGTTGCTCAATAATACCTAAAGCGGCTTTCAGAAGAGTAGGGGTCAGAACCGTCCTATCTTTATTTTCAACGCCCATCTCATATTTAACCCCTGCGTTCTCCGCCTGGATTGAGATGTATCTCGCTAAGGGGCCCGCAATTAGCACTGCTAGGTCGATGGAGAACTTACCTTTGGAAATAGCTTGTAGAAGAAGAGTACTTACAACGGTTGTGACATGAGCATCAATCTGCAACATTGCAAATACTAATTCGATCTGCTCTGGATCATCGATTTTGTCCATCATATACCCGACAGCTTCATCGTAATCCACTACATCAGGGGGACGATGCCAGGCATAGTTTTTTACATCAGTTAAATAGTTCTCACCAGGTATGGGCCCGTTAAACTTCATCTAATTCGTCCTCTTTCACTACTGGGCCGTCTTTAAGATCCTGTTCAAGTTCGTCAAAATATTCTTGTGTAAAAACCAATGCACCTTCCTTTAACTCGTTCAAAGCTTCGGGCATTTTGCCAGCTAGAAAGTTTGTAACTGATTTTTTGACAGCGCTAGTGAAATCCATCTGAGATCTCCTCATAATTTACCATCAGGTATCCGCTTGCGTGGCGAGATACTGCGGCTGGATGGGTTTTTTGTATCTCTTGGGCAATCACACCTCTGGTAGGATGTTGATCTGCACCGATCCTCAAGCCTTCGGCATTCCATTCCCATTCATATACGTTTATGCCTTTCTCCGTACCAATCCTCTTAATATTCTTTTTGAGCCGAATGTCGGAGGTAATTAAATCAATTGCAAACTTACTACCGGCGCTTGTGCCTAGTAGAGTACCAACCATCCCTAGAGCAGTTTCTATGATGGAACTCCCGCCCGTTTGCTGTGCCTGTGCCTGAAGTTGCGCACCTAAAAGAGTTACGGTGCGGTTTGCATCACCTTCCTCTGTGCGGAATATAAAGTCTAGAAGGCTATCGGTGCGATCCCACATTTGGTTCATAGCTTCTGTACTGAGATCCAAACTATTCTTTACGTCTAGTGTTATAGCCTCCCACTCGGCGGCAAACTGCTTGACCGTAACTTCTTGTCGCCATTTTGCGTTGGCAGTATCGATGTTGAACTGCATGGTACTATAAAACTTCTCGCGGTTATTTTCTAACTCTGCGTTAAATTCCCTGCCGTCATTTATTTCACCAGCGTTAAATCTACCCATTGCGTTCATTTCAGAGGTATTATGCTTTTCTATAGCGACATTCAGTTCTGAATAAAACTTATTGAAATCATTAGTTTGTTGGGCGGTAAATAGGCGCTGGGCATTGATTATTTTGCTATCTTCAAACAAGGCCTGAACCTTGGCTTGCTTATTTATTACCTCGGCTTGTTGCTCATTAGTAAGATTTTTAAGGTCCATTTCCAAGAATGCTTGGGCATTCTGTACTGCCGCCGCCTGACGCGCGCCAAGGTTAGCTACTTCAAAGCGAGATAAAATATTAGCTTTGTTAATAATAGCCTGTTGTTTGTTATCTAAATTCTTTGTGGTGAGCGTTTGAAAAAAGGTTGCCTCTTTCTCAGCTACCCCTAGAGTAGCTTCCATTATTGCGGTTGCCATTGCAGATGTTTGGGCAGATCCAGTGATACCATCGTAGGCCATTGTACCGGCTACGGTTCGGGCAATCTTTTGCGCCCACTTTGGAATCACAGCCTGACCGTTTTCATTTACAAACTGCGCCGAGATAATTTCCATCTGGCCTGTGATCGAAGCTTTTTGGTCAACGTAGTTACCTTCACCCAGCGCAGCGGCTAAGTTTTTTCCACTCACGGTTGAGGTGTCGATTATCGTGGAGAACTTTTGTGTTGCATAGTCGTTATTTGCAACACCTGTGTAATTGGCTGTACCATCAGCATTTACGCCTGTCGCAGCACCCTGCATGTCGATCTCTATGGAAGCTGCATCCACCAGATTATCTTTGTCAATGGTCCCCGTAACAGCGTTAACGTCAAAGCTGGAGTCTAGTTTATCAGTGTTTGTAGAAGCTTCATAGCTTATAGCGCCAGGGTTTGTTACCTCCCCAACAGTGGTGGCGTCACCGGCCTGGGCAATCTCTACGTTTAAAGCATTTGTCTCTCCTAGCGCATATTTTGGATCAGTAGCGTCTATGGATGTACCGGCTGCATCAGCGTCTAAGGTAGGAACAATATCCTCTAACTTTAAATTACGTCCCTCTAGCCATTTTTCTGGATCAGCTTTGAGAGATGCTAATTCAGTATCCTCCAGATCCATGCCAATTTCCTTGGCCCAAGCTTCTATCTTTTGTACAACAGTGAGATCAATAGGTTCACCATCAGCCCCCGCTGTTGTATCGTCATTTGCGGAACTTGAGTTGTCTTCTTCCATTTTCTCAAGTTCAGCAACGGATCCATTATTCCCACTAGTCTCGGCTTCTGCACGGTGATATTCATAGCCTGTAACAGCTTCCGCGCCATCTTCAATTTGTTTTGTGGTAAGGGGCTGACCAGTAGTTTTATCTACTGGTAGTGTGAGAGCATCAACATAAACCCCGGCTTCATTTTTACGAACTTCGTACGGTATGCCCAGGAAATTTATAGAGTATTGTTTAACAGTACCCGAATTTATAGGTCCGGTAAGATCTCCATCTATATTGGACGCATTGGTATAGACGATCCGGTCTACTTCCTCGCCAAAAAAGTTTATATATTTCTCGGTTGTGAATGTATCTTCGTCGGACAGACCGTTCGACCAGGAAAGTAGTGACGATGCTAGATTTGGAAATAGGGTAATTGGAGCTACCAAAGCCTTTACAACCTTAGATGCTGTTGATGAATCAGTTTTTCCACCGACTACATAATCAGGGTCGTTTGTGGCATCGTTTGCTTTACCAACCTGCTTACCATTGTGCATATAGATGCCATCGGAATTAGGGACCAAAGGTTCATTGTTTAATGTGTCAACTAACTGCCCGTTTCTGTATTCCAGGTTATCATCAGGCGTTAGTAGGTTGGCCCAATACTCTGACCAAGAGTTCTTTGTCTCACCTGAATTGTTACCTGAATTGTTACCTGAATTGTTACCTGAATTGTTACCTGAATTGTTACCTGAGTTATTGAACGCTGTACTAACCGCCTCCATACTCTTATTATAGGCTTCATCTCCAAATTCTACTTTTTGAGAAACTACTTTCCCATTTACGTTTACATTAACCGCTTGTCCATGTTTACCGGCTTCAGCCGCTTCAGCTAATGAATTATAGACTGTTGCCATCAGACTTTATCCTTTTCTTCTTCACACCTACGGATGCGATCTCTCAGGTAGATGTAATTTTTTACAGCCTCATCGATTGCCGTAGCATCGGGCGTCAGGCTCTCTAATTCGTCAGCTAATTTGTTATTGAACCGCTCATCGTACTGCTTGATTTGGGGGCAATAGATTTCAAGCTTAGTTCTATAGACCGTTTGAGCGCAGCCTGTCAGTAACAGACTTGCGGTCAGTAAGATTGTCAGTTTCATTTTCGGACATCGCCTTATAAAAGTTCTTTGCTTTTTCAGATGCTTGAAGCTCATCTTTAATAACTTTGTTCTTCTCTTTGGATGCACCCATGACCTTACCCATCACATAAATTATGGGTATCGCCAGTGCTAAAGCGCCAATGATATAAGTTTTGATTTTGCCAAAGATGAACACTAATGGATGCCTTCTTTATTATCTTTCCATCTTGCATAAGCAGCCAAAGCTATGCCGCCAATTGCACAGACTAAAAATATAGTCTTCAAGCTATCAGCATATGGTAGAAGACCCTGCATCTGGCCAGCTATCTCATTTAAACCTGTAGCTGCGCCAGCAATACCTGCCCCTGCCATCGTCTTAGACTTGATCAAACTTTTAGGAGCTTCTGCCGTAGGTCTCTGAGCCATTTCCGGGCCCGCTTTGTCAGAAGGCAATGCAGCATCTTTTGCAAAGATTGCTGCTTCAGCGGTACGGCGTCTAGTAAGTCCCTTTAGAGGCACTAATTTACCATCTACCCTGGCTTTATTCCAACGCATAATTTGTTCTGGGACTTCGTCATATAGCCCTTTATTCAGTTTTTTAAGAAGCGTAGAAGATCGAAAGTTTGCTCCAGCACCTATGTTGAAAACAAATGACACTAGTGCATCATACTGCCCTTGAGACAATGGAACATGAACATAGTTTTTTAGCTCTTTTGCATGGTCATTTAAGTCTTCTATGAGGCGAAGCTCTGCATGTTCTTTGGTCCACTTGGTCCCAGACCGTACACCCTTAGTCGCTCCATAACCGCACGTCCAAACTGAGGCGGGGCAGCGGTAGCTCGACACCATTCCATCTGCCTGAACCCGGTGAAGGCCTTCAAACTTTTTTACTAAATTAATGCCGTTTTGTGAAATTTTTACTGGGTGCATAGTTTTTCCTTACTGTATATATGGAGCCGCTGATGAGGCAGACATTAGCCCACCGCCGCTTGCAGAAAGGTCACCAAATTGTCCAGTTGGGGCTACAGCACTTATAAGAGTATTAATGTCTGAATTTGTTTGGTTAGCTAAAGCACCTTGCGAGTTATAGGTGTTAGTAACAAGCATACCTGCTTCTGTAATACCTCGGCGAAGTGTGTTCCCTCTAGCATCAGTACTCTGTTGAACCAGCTTTCCTTGGGCGTCAAAGCCATCCGCTAAGATCGTATACTCCGCTAGGACACTTGCGTCTAAGGTGTCAGCTTGGGTAGCTATAATGTTTCGGACGCTAGTTAATCTATTCACAAAATCCTGTTGAGAAGTGTTTTGACCAGTAGCAGTTCCCTGGGAAATTTGAGTAGCAGCCTGGGAGAATGTGTTAGCCGCATTGTTCGCAGCGGTGGCTTGCAGTTGGCCTTGTAGCGCAGTATTCCTCATGGAAGCTGTATCTCGGGCCGTTTTCTGAGCCGCCGTTACCGTATTAAACCCACCAGTGACGGTTTTTGCTAATTCTGCCCGAGCCTGGTCAGCTAAGGTGTTACTATCGGCTTGGTCAGTACGAAGCTTATCTAAACCGGTCTGCACATTTCCAATATTGTCCGTTAAGTTTACCTGATTTGAGGAAAGATCCCCATAATAGGTGTTGGCGTTATCACCTATACTTTTTAGCGAGTCTGCCATCGTACCTTGGTTGCCCAGGACAGCCTTCTGCATATCAGCCGTTTGAGTATTTGCGGCTGCAAACCCAGCGGTCACATCAGTGCCTAATGTATCCAAACTAGTATTTGCTGTATTAACACCCGTCTGAACGTCAGCTATATCTGTACCTAGAGTACCCAGAGCCTTATTTGCGTCTGATATACCTGTACCCATTGTAGTTTGATTTGCTATTAAAGCGGCCTGGTTTGTAGCTGCGTCAGTAGCGGCCTTTTCCTGGCCTGTGCCGAGATTAATCAAAGATGTACCCATATTACCTTGGTTGGTTAGCATCGTATTCTGGTTTGCAGTTGTACCTAGTCCAGTTGTATCTAATGGAGCTATCGATGCAAACCCGGCTTTCATGCCAGCGGTTGTGGCTAATCCCGAAATATCTACCGCTGGCGCTACCGCTGGCGCTACCGCTGGAGTAACCGCTGGCGCTACCGCTGGCGCTACCGCTGGCGCTACCGTTGGAGTAACGGCTGGAGTAACCGTTGGAGTAACGGCTGGAGTAACGG